TGTTGCGATTGTTTTGAATGGCATTTTCTTTGTTGTAAGAAGTGGAAAACCATCCTTCATATTGTGACGTATTTGTCTTCCAAATACGCTAATGATACCCGTACCAGTACGGTCTTGCTTTGTTACTCCATTTTCAAGAATATCTTGAAGTAGGTCTGTATATTGTTTATCTAGTTTGTTCATTGAAATATCTGTCAATCATTTCTAATCTATCCTCAGCATCAGCTAAAAGTAGTAATGATTCTGTGGCATCAGCTAAAAAATCATTAGCGGTATGGTCACCAATACCTACTCCTTGGTTTTCTAATAAATCTAAAGACATAAGTGCTTTTTCTCTATCAGCCAACGCTTGAGCTTTTAATGCTGATATTACTCTTGTTTTTCTCATTTTATTTAATTTTATCTATGTTATTTTTTCTTTTTAGGGTAATACATATCCACAAATTCTTTACCTGTAGTATCTTCATCACCGTTATCCGAAAGAAAGAAGAAAGCTCTATCAACAGCCTTAATTAACTCTTTTCTAGTGAATTCTTTCTTTTCTTGTTTAGGTTTATCTGGAACCAAAGCTAAAAACTCATCAATTTGTTCTTGTCTAGGTTTTGCATTTTCATGCTCATTGGCATAGTTAAATGTTTTACCATAACTAGTGGTTAATTCAATCTCGCCACTAAAGAACTTTTGTAATTTGTTTTTAGTTAGTGTTTGGATAAAATTACCACGGTCATCAACTATTAAGTATGTATTGTTAGTTGGTAAATGGTAAGCTTTTAAAACATCACCTTCGAAGTTTAAAAGACCTAATCTTTTGTTGTTTTTATTTTTCATCATTTTTTAATAAGTAAGTATTATGATTAACCATTAACTTTATCCAGCTTAGGTTCAACTGCTTTATCGTATGCAGCAATAGCATCTTTTGCTTTGTTTAATAATTTTAATTCAACATCAGCTGTTGTATCGTAATATGCAACCACAGCTTTCAATTGGTCAACCATAAACTTAATAGCGTAATCAATCTTAGCTTTGTCTTCGGCACCTTGGATTTCAGTAACTTCAACTAGGATATCTTTAACATCAACTGTATCCAATTTTTGGAAAGGATATTTTTTAATGTGAGAATTGAAAACAGCACCTTGACTATCAGCCATTTCAAACCTGGTGTAATCAGTATTAGTAACACCTTCGTATAGGTATTGGCCACCATTATTAAAAATAATAGTCAATGCACTAGTTGATTTATCATAAATTGATGCACAAATGTTTGATGATGCGTAAATTGATTTTGTTTTGTTGTCTTGTTCTTGTGTTTTTAAAAGCATTTCTTTTTTTATTTAAATTATTTGTTATGTTGTTTTGTAACCTTTTATTTTATCTAAATGATATGGCGTTGATTCGTATTTCTTTTTATCCATTTTATCATGGGTATTAAAAATAACGTAGTTTCCTGATAATGTAACCGATGCATTAAAGAATTCAATTTTATTGGTACTTGGTATTGCAGTATCAAATGTGCTTTTAATTACTAATACATCTAATATATTGTATATTTTATTATCCATATTTTAAATTTTTACAAATATACTAATAATAAATTTAACAATCAAGGTTGTTTTATTAAAAAGAATGTAGTATATTTGCGATAGAATAATTAAATAAATAAAAATTAATAGATGAATAAAGACATCCATCCTAAACTAAAAGCAATAATTAACCAAGCAATTAAAGAATCAGAGTCTTTTGATGATTTAAAAGTAAGACCAGAACATCTGATATTATCAATGCTTAACGATAATAATAACGCTACTACTAAAATAATCAAATCGTTAAAGGTTGATATTAATGATTTACATGATACAATATCAGATTATTTAAGAAAAACTGATTTAATTCCTAGGATTGCGGTTACAAATAAAAGAAAACCACCGTTTTCTGAAGAAACAAAAGCAATCTTTAAATTAGTGGATAAAGAATGTGAAAAACACAACGATAAAATGATTGATACGCAACATATAATGTTAACTATTTTATCGTCAAAGTTACCAATAAACGATATTCTAAACGAAGTGGGTATTAATTATAATAGTTTTAAAAACAAAATGAAAGAAGAAATTAAAAGTAGTGCATTCGATGATTCAGATATGGATGATGCGAATGATGGGTTTAAGAAAAAACCTATCAACAAAGGAGATACAAAATCTAAAACACCTGTATTGGATAATTTTTGTAGAGATGTATCTAAAGCTGTTGAAAATGGTGAGATTGACCCAGTAATCGGTAGAAAAAATGAAATTAAACGTGTGTCTCAAATTCTTTCTCGTAGAAAGAAAAACAACCCAATCCTTATTGGTGAACCTGGTGTTGGTAAAACTTCTATCGTTGAAGGGTTGGCTCAACTTATTAAAGATGGCACAGCACCAAGAACACTTCTTGGTAAAAGAATATTTACACTTGACTTAGCTTCAATCGTTGCTGGAACAAAATTCCGAGGACAATTTGAAGAAAGAATGAAAGCAATCCTACAAGAATGTAAAGCAAACCCAGATGTGGTATTATTCATAGATGAGTTACATACCATTATAGGTGCTGGAAATGCTTCAGGTTCATTAGATGCTTCAAACATATTCAAACCAGCGTTGGCTCGTGGAGAACTTCAAGTAATCGGAGCAACAACACTTGATGAATACCGTGAAAACATTGAAAAAGATGGTGCACTTACAAGACGTTTTCAACAAGTTCTTGTTGAAGAACCAACGCTTGATGAAACTAGAACTATCTTGTTAAACATCAAAGATAAATATGAAAAACATCATAAGGTTAAATACACTGATGAAGCTATTGAAGAATGTGTGAAATTATCAGCTCGCTACATCATGGATAGAAGTATGCCTGACAAAGCGATTGATGTATTGGATGAAGCTGGTGCTAGTACCAACGTTAGTGTTGAGAAACCAGAAAAAATTAAAAAGTTAGAAGTTAAAAGACTTGAAATCATCGAAAAGAAAAAAGAAGTTGTTCTTAAACAAAAGTATGAAGAAGCGGCTAAACTTAGAGATGAAGAGAAAAAAATTGATGATGCGTTGGAAAAAGCTTTGTACGAATGGAATGAAAGCCTAGACCAAGACATAACTGAAATTGGTGTTGAAATCATTTCAGAGATAGTATCAATGATGACTGGGATTCCATTGAATAAAATCTCAACTCAAGAAGGTAAAAGACTTTTAAACTTAGACAAAGAATTAAGTGGAAGTGTTATCGGTCAAGAATCAGCAGTTGTTAAGGTCGTAAAAGCGATTAAACGTAACCGTATTGGAATAAAAGATAAAAACAAACCAGTTGGTTCATTTATATTTTTAGGTCCAACTGGAGTAGGAAAAACACTCTTGGCTAAATTACTTGCTGAACAAGTATTTGGTGATGCGGAAGCACTTGTTAGAATGGATATGTCAGAATACATGGAAAAACATTCAGTGTCCAGACTTATAGGTCCACCACCAGGATATGTAGGTTATGACCAAGGTGGTCAGTTAACAGAAAAAGTGAGAAGAAAACCACACTGTGTAATCTTATTTGATGAGATTGAAAAAGCACACGAAGATGTATTCAACTTATTGTTACAATTATTAGATGAAGGTCAATTAACAGATGGTTTAGGTCGTAAGGTTAATTTCAAAAATGCTTTGATTATTATGACATCAAACATTGGTGTTAAAGAAGCAAATTCATTTGGTAAAAACATGGGATTTGAAACTGACTCTAAAATTCTTTCTGAAGAAACTAAAGTTAGAGAAATAATCGAGAAAGCTCTTAAGAAAAAATTCAAACCAGAATTTCTTAATCGTATTGATGAAGCGATTGTTTTTAATTCATTAACTAGAGAAGACATACATAAGATTATTTATGTTGAAATTGAAAAATTAAAAGGTAGAATCGAAGAAATGCATTACGGTTTAAATGTTACAGAAGACGCAATTGATTTCTTAGCTGAACAAGGTTATAGTGAAGAATACGGTGCCAGACCACTTAATAGAGCAATTCAACATTATATTGAAGATTCTGTTGCTGATGAAATCCTTAATGATAATATCAAAGAAGGTGAGATAATCAACATTGATTATGTTAAAGGTGAGATAGTTGTAAAGACAACAAAAAAGTCAAAAACCAAATAATTTAAAAACCCACAATTTTTTGTGGGTTTTTTTATATTTATAAGTATGATAGAACAGATACTACAAAATAAATATGGAGAAAGCCTTAAAGCTTTAGATATATACGAAACCAAAACTAGCCTTATACTTTCTAGGATTATTGTTAATCCAGAAACTAGAGAAGTTGGTGTTGGTACTAGTGTCATGGAAGATTTGGAAAAATATGCCGATGAAAATGGACAAATCATAGCTCTAACACCTTCTAGCGATTTTGGGGGTAATGTGAATAGACTAGTACAATTTTATAAAAGATTCGGTTTTAAAATGAATAAAGGTCATAATAAAAACTTTCAATTTAAAGATACTATGATTAGATACCCAAAATTACCAGGAATGAAAGAAAATATTAAACCTATGATTAAATCGCTTCTTAGAGAAGCCTTGGATAAAACAATCACATGTACTGAATGTGGTTGGCATTGGAAAGAATCTGAATCAGATAAAAAAGACCTATACATTTGTCATGAATGTGGTCATGACAATACACCAAAAAAAGAAAATCTTAATGAAAGACTTTTAACAAAAAAAGAAAAAGATGTTAAGGTAATGGCAGCATTTGTAAACTTTGCCAAAAAAGAATTAGGTATAGATGATGGAATCAAAGTAGCTTTGGCTTACGAAAGAACACCAGACATAAAAACAACAGCTTATTATAACATGAGTGGGTTTGTAAAGATTTATGTTAAAGATAGAGCAATAATCGATGTATGTCGTTCTATTGCACACGAATTGGTTCACCATAAACAAAACATAGAAGGAAGACTTAGTGATTCTGTAAAAGATGGTGAAGATGGAAGTGACATTGAAAATGAAGCCAACGCAGTTGCTGGGGTTATAATAAGAAAATGGGGAAAATTATATCCAGAATTATATGTATAACATTAAATCATTATTAACGGAGGAATTAATTCTCAATGAGAAGAAAAATCAATTAACTGAACATACATTAATGATGATTAGTGACCCAATGTATGTTAAACATGTGTTAGGTATTGATGTTCCATTGAATGAACATTACTCTTTGGCATTAAGAAAAAAGATTATAGAAGAAGCACTATCAATGCAAGGTGTCTTGGCTTCTGCTAATAAATTTCTTGGTGCTGCAATTGAAAAGGGAAAAGAAGCTGCTATTGTTGTTATAGATACGGTAAAATCAACCAAAGATATTGTGATGTTATTCAGAGATGTTATATTATCACCTGAAAATATGGACAGAGCCAACAAAGCATTAAATGGTGTTTGTGATAAATTAGGTTTAGAAATAGATAAAGTAATTACATTTTTAACTGAAAAATTAGGTGCGACTATTGCAGGGTTTACCGATAAAATGGTTAAGATGTTAACACATGTTAAAAATGTCTTATCCAAAATAATATCAAGCAATGGATGGTTAGGTTTTTTATCTAAGTTAGGTTTTGCAATTATAGTTACATTTGTTAAATTAAATTTTTTAGATAAAATACAAAGTATGGGTATTGATTTTATTAAAGATGGTAATGGATTATTTGATGGAGTTGCTTCTTTGTTTAATATGTTTGAGAATTTTAAAAATACAATAATCAATTCTGTTGATGTCTCTGGAATTATTTCATGGATTACCAGTGTTGGAACACAAGCAGCAGCAGCAAAATTAACATTAGCTTTTGATATATTGGTAGCCGTTACAGCAGTTACCGCACCAGTAATAAAATCAATGTACTGGCAACAAAAATTACAAAAAAAATAAAAAGAAAAATTATGCCGTATAAAGTAAAAGGGCAATGTATCTATAAAAAAGAAGGTGGAGCCAAAGTTGGTTGTACCAAAGGTGATGTTAATAAATATTTAGCAGCATTGCATGCAAATGTAGATGATATAAATGAATCAAACAAACTTAAAGGTGGTAAAGCAGATAAACTTACACCAGAAGATATAGCTAAAAAATTTAAGATAACTATATCAAGAATTCATGCTCAAATTCGTAAAGGAATCAAAGTTGAAATGGAACATACTAAGGATAGAGAAAAAGCTAAAGAAATCGCAACTGACCATATATCTGAATTTCCAGACTATTATGATAGACTAAAGAAGATGGAAAAAGATGCAAGTAAAAAATGGGAAACTAATGAAGGTATAAAAAAATCTCTAGCCGCAGCCTCATTGGGTTTAAGTTTAATGGGTAATCCTCAAATGACAAAAGGTTCAAATATAACGCCAATGAGTCAAACACAAACACAAAAGGTTTTAGCTATAGTAAACTTTGAGGCGTATCAACCAATATCTAACCCAGATTTAGATTTAGTTCACGGTGCTTTAGGTTCAAATAGATTACAAGATGATTTTGAAAAAAGAGTTGAAGACGAATTAAAAAACCAAGTAAAAAATGGTAATAAACCAGACGTGTCTAATATACAAGTAAGAACCTATGTACAAGGTGATAAAATAATAACTAAAGCGTCCTGCGATATTGTTCAATCAGTAGACGGAATAGCTTATACACATTTTACAACTAGAGGTTCTATAGGGTTTAATTATTCTCAAAGACATGATAATCAAATAAATGGTTTAATTGATAGATTGGAAAGTCATTATGGTGGTGTTGCTAAACAAGTTGGTGACTCAATTGAAATTTCATTTAAATTAAATAATAACATCATAGTTTATAAACAAAGTTTTTTTGTTTCTTCTGATGATAAAAATATTGCAAATAACCAAGATACACAACAAATTACTGGTACTGATATTAATAATCTAAGAGACAAATTAAATACAGAAACAAAAGATATTTATATTGATATTAATTCTATTAACGCAGATATAAAAAATTATAGATTATCATATAAAAGTGGTAATGTTAAGATATATAAAATTTCTTTATTGTTTGACGATTCTGGTAATTTAGATAATCGATTAAAAAATATAAAAAGTAAAAATCCAACATTTACAGAAATAAAAAGAGGTAGGATAAATAATTTGGATTGGGCGATAAGCATAATACCTTATGAAGAAATAACAAAAGAAACAAAAACAAAAAACATGAATGAGAATACTAAATCACTAATAAAACGTCTTCTACGTGAAGAATTAGAAGAAGGTAAACTTGGAAGAATGGCTGGTACATTAGGTATGGCAGCTGCTTCTATGATGCCAGGTCAAATGAACGCTAACCCAGATAGAGAACCAATAGAATATTCAAAAGATGAGGAAACAAAACTTGGGGTGACTAGAAATCTAGATGGTAGCTTCACATCAACAGCTATTACTGATGGACCAAATGCTGAATTAGCTCTAAAGTTAGCAATAGACAAAGCTAAAAATCAAGTATTGAAAGCTTTAGATTTAGATTCAGATTCTGGGCGTGTAGTTAAAGTTAGCAGTTTGAAAAAGAAACTAACTAAAGATGATTCAGGAAAAATACTTTGTAAAGTAACTATCACTGTAACAGTAGAATAATAAAGGGCCGTTAAGGCCCTTATTTATTTCCTATGTATTCATGACTGAAACATACTCGTTTGGTGTCAAAATAATGTTCTTTGAACATATCTTTGATTGTAACGTCTTTTCTTAATTTTCTATTCTTGCTTGTGGGTTTCCATAACGCTGATTTTTCAAAATAAAAACCAATTCTAGGGTGTGCAGTTCTAACAAAGAATTTGTGGCCTTGTTCTAAGTGGATTTGAGCGATTGTATCTATTAATCGAACTCCTAACCCTATTCCTTGAAATTCTGGCAACACAACAGCTCTATGCAATCGCCAGCCATTCTTTATTGTTCCACTCGGTATAGTAATAGTTGAAGCAAACCCAATAACTCTATCTTCCCATATAGCAACATAGCATCTGGAAGCTTTATTTATGTTTGCACTTAAATAGTGATGGTCTTTAAACATTTCCCATTTATCATACGTTGTTTGATAAACTTGAATATCGATTCTTGGTCGGGCAAAAAAAAACCGTGAAGTAATTCACCTGTATCAGCATTTAAAACCCAATCAGGTTCTAACCAATCCAAAATATCATGGTGACATGTTGAAACAACAATGTTTTCTAAATCATTATTCTTTATGTATTTTGATAATGATACACTGGCCGCTTTGGCCACATCCCTATCGACAACACTAGTAAACTCATCAATTACACTGTTAGATTTAATCTTACGAGCCAAATCAGCTCTAAACTTCTCACCATTGGATAATACATGATATGGTTTATACCATGAAGGTATAGAATTTAATCCAACGCTACCTAATTTATTTATTGCTTCATCTGGAGATTCAAAATGTGATACGATTGATTTGTTTGGTTCCCATATTGGGAACTCTTCAGTTCCAAAGTTTTTCAACATAGTTGATTTACCTGAACCACTAGAACCTACGATTACACCTAGTTTAAATTTTGTTGGGATTTGTGTTGGAACTTTCCATGGGTAAAATTTAGAAGTACCATCAAAGGTACAGTCAAAAGCCTTCTCACTAGCTATGATAAATTCATCACGCTCTACGCTGGATACCAAAGGAGTGGTATCTCTTTCTAATTTTTGTATAACTCTTTCCATAAAACTATTAAAAATAAAATAGCTAGAGAAGCATGTAATATGTCTCTAGCTATTGATATTTTGAGATAAAAATTACTTTTTACCTTCTGTTAATCTGTTAACGATTGCTTCTAATTTAGCAAGTTTGTTTTCCAAAACCGCAGTTTTATTATTAGCTTTATTAGCTTGTTCGTTAATCCACTCTTGTTTTTTAACGGCAACAGCTTCTTTAACGATGTTATCGATTAAATCAACAAGGTCATTTTCGTTAATTTTAACTGTTTTTTTTGCAACTGGTTTTAAGTTTGACATATTTTTTAGATTTAAATTAAATTTATTTTCTTATTTATAAATATGTAGTAAAATGAAAAAGTTATAAATTATCTAACAAAAATAACTACTTCAAAAATTTTTAATAATTGATTAGTTGTAATTTTTTTTAATTTAGAGAAATTATCAATCGCTTCAGTTAGATTATTGGCTGAGGTTGTGTTAATTACTTCACCATTTTTGTGTTTCAATGCGTATTTTATCATAGTTTTTGTTTTTATTATAAATATACAAATTAAACCCAAAACGTAAAGCAATTCCTAACATTTATTATCAGCTGCAGTACTAGCTGCCCATGCATCTGGTTTGATTTTAAAATCATAACCCATACCTAAAATATACCCAACAGCAGATTGTAAAGCTTTGTTAGATTCGTGTTTTGGGTCAGGGTTAATATCAGCGTGAATTTCCATCTTGATTTCATATAAATCCAATAATTCTGCTATTTGAGTAGCAACCTCAATTGATTTACCAACTTCAAATACCATTCTTTCATTAACCAATTCTTTATCTCTATTTTTAGCTTCTACTTCTTTTTTCATAAAGTCATGGTTATACGTTGCTGAAATAATCATACCACCACGACCCCAAATAACACCACCACCTAAATCTTCTGTGCTAGTAATAAGAATTACTGTAGCAAACTTATATAGTGTTTTTGTAATTTTTTGTGAGTCAGTACCAATAGATACTTTAAGATTGTAATTTTTTTCTAATTGCTCATCAAACAATTTTTCTAAGTAATCTACTATGTTTTCTTCAATTACCTTGTTGTTTCTTTTCCATTCCATTTTTTAAAACTTAATTTTTGTTATAATAAAAAAGGCTCCTAAACGGAGCCTTATAATTTTTTATCCTAAAATAGTTGTTGGTAGCAACTCTTTTAATTTTTTATAATTCTTTTCCCCTATTTGTTCTACATCCATGGCTATTCTCAATAACGAGCCACCATTTGATTTATCTAAATACGCAAGCGTTTCTGGAAAATCCTGTACGGGATTTCCACTTAAATTAATAAACTCTAATTTTTTTAACGCACCAATTTCTTTTGGTAACGATTTAATACGATTGTTTGTTAATACTAACATTTCTAAATTTGTTAATTTACCAACAGAATCATGCAACTCAACCATCTTAGCATCAGTAATGACTATTTGGTCAACATTTCTGAAACGACTAATATCTGGTAGTCTTGGTATTTCTCTGTTCATAAATTTTATTGCTGGTGTTTGTTCATCCAATAATTCAAATAAGCTTTCTGCAAATCCGAATTGAATTAGATAATCCAAATACTTATTATTTTCCATTCCTTTTTTATGAGCTTTGGCCATGGCCATTAATTTCTCATAAAAATAATTTGTAATCCCTTCGCTTTCTGATAGCACATTTTCAAAAATACTTACATTCTGACCATTCTTTCTATCCTTTAATTGGTTAGATTCAAAATGGATTTGATATATTTCATCAGATTCTCCAGAAAAGAATTTGTTGTTAATTAATATATAAATATTAGAATTAGTGTTATCAGGTGTTTTATAATTTTCGGTATAGTTTTTAAACATACCATTTCCTGCTCTAGCTGTACACCAGTTAGCGTGATTTTCAAACACTACACTAGCATCAGTCGACTTAGGGATATATAACATATACTTTCTATCATGTACAGGAATTTCAGCATTACCAGTTTCAACGAACTTCCAAAGAGTTCTCTCAATAGCACTAGCATCTTTTTCTATAAATGGGTCAACAGCATCAAATAATTGAGACAATGACTTATATTGATTAATATCCGTTGGGTCTGTAATTCCTTTTAAAATATACGAACCATGACATAATTCTTTAAACTTTCTTTTACGTTTGTTATCTTCAAAGATTGTTAAATAATTATTTGCTTGTGGCAAATCCTCATTAACAAAACGTATGGCTGATTCTATACTTAATAACCCACCATCTTTGATAAAACGTGTAAATAAATTAAGCATCCATTGTAAATACATCTTGTTTTCACTTGGGTCCGCTATAATCATTCCAGTAAATACTTCAGAACAAATACTTACTTTTTTAAGTATTCTTTCTTTTTCATTTGTTTTATATGATGATATAGCAATGATATCCCCAGACTGTGTTAGTATAGGTGTTGAAATATAATCATCCTGAGCCAATAACTCCAATTTCTCGCTGATTTGATTTTCATCACCACACTCAAAAACATCGAAGCTTTCTGCTAAGAAAGTTAATCTATCATTTACGTTTTTTTCTTTCATAATTTTATTTTGTTCAAATATAGGAAAAATAAAATTAATAATCAAGTACTATACGTAAAATCTTTTCATAAAATCATCTTCCAAATATTCTTCTATTCTTCTTTTCAATAACCAAGCCAATCCATCAACTTCTAAAACGTTCCTTTCAATGAAATTAAGTAAAACTTCATTTAAATTTTCACCGTCTGTTACCCTATATTTCATCTCAGCAATGTAATTGTGATTATCATTTTTGATTAATGAATTTACTATCAAATTATACGTGTCCCATCTTTCTTCTTCTTCTTCATCAAAAGTCATCTGTGTGTTGACAATGTGCTTTTTATAAGCTCTATCCAACGTGGTATTTTTAACTCGACCAGCTTGTACTAATAAATATTTTTTAGCGTCCATCAGTGTGTTTTTAGTTAAATGTTATTTACTAATAAATATCTAGATAACAGCAATACTACCAACTCGGAAGCAAATATTAATTATAAATTTTGGATTTTTTCGTATAGTCTTGTTAATTCAGGAGTTAGAGTTTTAACACCCTCAATTACTTTCATACACTCTAAATTTGGATTGGTATTTTCAGTTAAATTGTATTGTAACTGCTTAACCCTCAATATATCATGCAAAGAAAATTTTAGTTCTAGAATAACTTGGTTATAAGTGGCCCAAGCTCTTTTTGTTTTATAATCGCCTACAATAAGATTTTCGGTCAATTTGTTTTCATATTCAATTTCTAAAAATGAATTGAATTCACCATAGTGCTCTTTTAATACGTTTCTTATTTTGAGCTTGAGGTCCATAACATTAATTTAATGGAATTACTTTCGATAATGAATAATCACTACTAATGTTGCCATTAACCCAATCCGTAATTACTTGTTTTAAAAATTCTTTAGAAGGTGTTTTCTTAACTGGTTTATCAGTAGTTTCATCAATGTCATCACCAATACCATGTTTGTATTTCATATAATCGTATAATTCTTTTACTGAAATTTCTTCTTCGTCAGTCAAACATTTTACCATAGCAGTAGGAGAGTATTCTCCACCCTTACGAACATACTTTTCTATAGGTTCATAGTTTGAGTCCAAATCAGCTTTTAGTTGCTTTACAACCAAAGCATGTGTGTTCTGTTCGTTAAGAGTTACCTTTAAACGTTCTAACTGGCTTTCTGTTATTATAAGTTTCTTTTTCATATCTATAAATATCATATAAAATAAAAAAGGCCCGATAATCGGACCTTTTTGTTAATTTAATAATGCGTTGATTTTTGTTTGTAAAGCTTCTTTGCTTTGAACACCTGTTGTTCTTTCAACCTCAACACCATCTTTTAAAAATACTAGTGTTGGAATGTTTCTAACACCATACTTAACACCAATCTCAGAACTAGCATCTACATTTACTTTTCCGATGGTTAAATCTTTGTCAGAATTTTCTTCAGCTAATTTTAACATCACTGGAGTTAACATTTTGCATGGTCCACACCATTCTGCTGAAAATTGTAATACTGTTATGGTTTTTGCAGCTAATACCTCTGCTAGGTTCTCATTATTTACTTCTAATGCCATTTTTTTGTTTTTAAGTTATTGTTATATTTATTAAATATAAGTAAAATGAATCAAATAATCAATACTGACAGAGAATTAATTATTAAATATAGAGAATTAATTATTAAATGTTTAAATAGAGAATTTAAAGATGACCATCCAGCTGTGTATTTATATGTTTATGGTCATGCCAGAACAAAAAATACCGCAATATTCAATCTTATGAAATATGCTAGGATTGTTTTTTATAATTGCTTTGATGATAGTTACCTAGAAAAACACATTGTTGAATTTCTAAATTATAAAAAAGAACAACATGAAAATGGTGAAATTGAAGTTAAGCCATTTTATTTTAATCTGGAAAAGCCGTTTGAGTTAAAATAACACACTTCTCAAATTCCCTAATATTATCGGAAGTAAAATAATCAAACAGGTACTTACCAGTTGTTGCCGCATCCATAGAATATATTATATCCAACATCTCAATAATTTCTTCCAAATTTCTAGTTTGAGATTTATTAACAGTGTTAGTTTTCAATGATAATCCCATATCATAACAATAATTCACGTAATTTATAAACTTCGATTTCTTAAAACATTCCATCGAAACTTCACAAATTGTTAAATAAATACGATTATCAAATTTACTCATTTTTATTAATATTTATAATTAAAAGGTTATGGTGGAAAATAATGGCATGGAAAAAATGATGCTTAAATTTATAAGTCGATACTATCCAGTATCCAGATATAAAATAAAAGACCGATTCAAACGTGGTATTTTATTAGATGATGGTCACATTTATCAATTAAGTGATAAAAAAGAAATGGACCAACTCTACCATAAACTAATTGGTGTGCTTAAAGTTGTCTTTGATTGTAACGAAGAAATGTGTAAACTCGTTTTAAACCAAGTTTTATAATTACCATAGTTTTAGAAAAAACCATTTTAATATAACTTTTCATCATTAAAAATACTGGACCCAACCCTAACAAACATAATAAACTAGGATGTCCCTCACCACATAAACCAAATGTATGTCTTATTACTTCTATCATATACTTATTTTTTTGCAAATATATGAATTAAAATTTAAAATACCAAAGTTTTATTGAATATCTGTAATATCTAACGATGGAAATTTAGAAAATGCTTCTTTTTCAATGAAAAAATCTTTTATCTTTTTCATTTCGTATAATAAATCATCAACAATTTCAATCTTGTTATAAAAACCCCTATAAGCATCATCTAATTGACCCTCTAACTCCCAATTATCCTCTTCTGGCTGAGTTTCAATATAATTATTTGCACGTCCTCTAAGATAATCTAACATATCACTAAACTTAGATGTGGTATCACTAACACTATCAAAATCATAATCAGATATTTCCATAAGCGTTAAATTTGTTAATTCGTTAAATATCTTAACAATAATAGGTTCATTACGCCCAACATAATTACGTAATATCTGAATAGGGTCAGTATTTAAAGGCAATGATTCTTCATTTATCAGTTTAAGCCTTTTAGCTTGGGTTTCTGTTATTTTTATTTTCATATGAGTTTTTATTATAAATATACTTGATTGCTGATAAAATTTTAACTATATTTAAACATGGCAAATTTAGATTTTAAAACAGACCTAAAATTAGGTAACGATGGGGAAGATGTTATAATAAACTTTCTGGAATCAAAAGGCTGCAGTTATGTAGACTCTAACAACGATAACAGATACGATTTAAAAATGATAACCAACGGCAAGGAAACTACCTATGAAATCAAAACAGACGTGTTTATAGCACCAATTTATGATACTGGAAACATATTCATTGAATATGAATCTAGAGGTAAGTCTTCAGGTATATCAGTTACTCAAGCAGATTGGTTCGTTACCTATTTCAAATACTTAAAAGAAATTTGGTTTATCAAATCAGAAACTCTTAAACAATTAATCTCAGAAAATAATTTTCCAGTTTTTTATGATGCTGGAGATGTCGGAAGCAAAACTCATGGATATTTAATAAAAAGAAAAGACTTTAAAAAATATTTCCATGTGTGCAAAATCTAAAATAAAACTAGCAGTAGAGCTAGTACCATCAACTTGCCATTTCTCAAATGTGCGTTCAACCGTTACATCAGCAGAATGGGATAAAATAAGATTTATATCTTATGCCGCTGCCGATAATAAATGTGAAATTTGTGGTGGTGACGGAAAATCACAAGGCTACAAACATAAAGTAGAATGCCATGAAATATGGGATTACGATGATGTTAATCACGTACAAACGTTAACTGGATTAATTTCCCTATGCCCTACATGCCACCAAGTAAAACACATTGGCCGAGCAATAGCTATTGGTAAACAAGAAATATGTTTTCAACAACTTGCAAAAATTAATAAATGGACGGAAAAAGAAATAGAAGAACACATTGTGGCTTCATTTCAGCTCCATAAAGAACGTTCTAAGTTTCAATGGACACTTGATATCTCTTTGCTAAGAACAGAGCCTTATTCAATCAATATTAAAGAAACCAAAGAAAGAATATTCGAAGTTAAAAAAAAGTATAAGAAAAAAAAGAAAGTTGCTGGTGCAGCTAAAAAGATTCATCCAAAAGCTAAAATTGCTGCAGCACTTAAACCTAAAACTACTAGTAATAAAAGACCACCTAAGAGTAGTGTATAAGACCCCAGTTACCATCCAAATCTTCAACCAAAGCTGAATTAGATTCAACCCAATCACCAGAATTCATATATTCTAAACCATCAATTGATTTTATTTCAGGTTTATGAATGTGACCACATATAACACCATCACAATTCAAAGATTTTGCATGCACAACCATATGGTTTTCAAAATCACCAATAAAATTTGTTGCTTCTTTGACGCTGGCTTTTATTTTTTGTGATAATGAAAAGTATTCCAAGCCTCTAAGTGCTCGGTATTTATTATACCATTTGTTCATCCAAAGAGTAAAATCATATCCAACAGAACCAATCTTGGCCAACCATTTCATATTGTTAATAAAAATATCAAAAATATCCCCATGAAGAACCAAATACTTCTTGCCATTTATACCAATGTATTCCAAATCTTCTCTTAAAAGAATTTTACCAAAATCAAATGGGATAAATTCATGAAGGAAATCATCATGGTTCCCACGAAGCCAATAAACATTTGTTGTTTTTGATTTTTTAATTATTTTACGAATGCATTTCATATGGTCATCATTCCACGTACCACCCCTTTTAAGAGCCCATCCGTCAATAATATCACCATTTAATATAAGAGTATCACATTTATTTTTTGATAAAAAACTAGTAACGTCTTTGGCTCTGGAATAAGTTGAACCTAAGTGTAAATCTGATATAACTATTGTTTTATATTTCATCATAACCAATATCCAATGTCTTGTTTGAAGTATTCTTTATTATTTCTTTTGAATGTGTTTTTGATAAAATACATTACCATATTCATATAACCCAATTTTTTGAAACGTCTATCATCAGTATAAACATAACCATTAAACAATGAGAACTTTTTAGAATTAACTTCTTTGCTTAAAAAATAATCCTCACAATGCATAAGACTTTCATCAAATCCACCCAATTCAAAGAACTTATTTTTATCTATCATAAAATAAGTTCCAACCACAAATGGTTTATCAAACTTGGATAAATCAACAATTATATTACAGAAAAAATATATCAATTTAACAAACCAATTATGTTCAATGTTTAAATAACATCCCAACAAATCTAATTTTCTTTTATTAAAAACCCTAACAGAATGTCTAATAATATTAGTATCTTTAAAATACGCATCGGCATCAATAAATAATAATGTGTGACCTTTGGCTTCTTTGGCACCCAAATTCCTACCTACGCTAGGTAACCCACCCTGAATAACTTTAAGGTTAGGTAACTTAACATAATACGAATTCACTATATCCAATGTTTTATCAGTTGAATTAGCATCGGCTATGATTATTTCAAAACTTTGTGACAAATGTTGGTGCTCCAAAGAACTCAATAATTTGCCAATATATCCTTGCTCATTTTTGCAAGGGATAATAATAGATACATTTATTTTCATAATAATAAATACCTAAAATTATTTTAAAAACCACAACATATATTTTATGTTTTTGTTATATTTATATTGAAAAATACAAAGTGAATATAGTACATGTAAAACCCAACGGGCAAGAGATAGAGAGTTGGATTGCTTTATTAAATAATGACGTAGTTGGTCACATTTTTATGAAAATAGAAAGCGATAATAAAATCAAATTTTTAGACGCATGGGTTCATGATGACCATAGACGAAAAGGTATATATAGAACCCTATGGGAAACCAGATGGACATACGTAAACGAAAACTACAAAGGCTACACAATATACGCATGGTGCAAAGATAGCAGCCTACCACTACTATTAGAAAAAGGCTTCAACAAAGGTGAAATTTGTACGTATGTAGAAATTAAAATACATGAATAAAAAAAGACCCATTGGGTCTTATATTTCATCTGAACATTTGGTTAAGCATAATCTAAATTGTATCATGTCTGTCTCATCAGAATAAAAATAAAAATTTAAGTATTTTGATTCATCATCAATTTTATTTATTTTAATTCTAATTTTTTCACCTCTCCAATCATAAGCATTATATAAATAACTCTCAACGCTAAAAAATTGTTGTTTGGAAAATACATCATAAACAAATATAAAATTAGATGTAATAAGTGTTATCTCCTTATTTTTATCATCTATTTGTATTTCACCACACATTTGAGTTAGGTCCCACCCATCTGGTGTTTTCATATCCATCATATCAAATTCATATATTTTTGGTTGTGACCACAATGCGGTTACAAATAAAAGAAAAAATAATCTTGCTGTTTTTTTCATAATGTAAAAATTAATGTTATTAAAGTGCAAATATATATACTTTAATTAACATTAACAAATATTTATATAAAAAATGTAAATATTAATGAAATCATATATAAAAAATAAACTAAATGAAGCCTTCTACGGTAACAGAAATACTTCCAGAGCAGATTTGTTTAGAACCGAAGATAAAATAGCAACAGCAAGAGCTTTTATCAATTCTAGACCCCTTGAAGAAAGAAAGTATTGGGAAACAATTACCCATGACGCAATCGAACAAGGATTCAGAGCTTCAGCAGTTCTAAATAAACGTGGAGACATTCAAATAACCACATACACACCTTCAGCATCAGATGTATCTCAACATCAATTCGGTGTTAGAGGTGAAGAAGAAAATAAAACAACATTCTTTGTATCAGCTCACCCTGGTATTGACCATCCAGGTTCCGAACACCGCAGCGGCTACGCAAAAACAAGAGGTGGGATAAATGACATAACACTTGTAGGTGAAGATGAATACGGGTCACCAGCTTCAGATGCTCAAATAAAAGCATACGCACACTACGGTGAACTTATAATGGATTTCCTTAAATCTAACCCAAAAGGCCTTGAAGCATATACCGATGGAAGCGGAGCAGCAATCGCCAACGAAATGGGAACAAGAGAAAAAATACTTAAATTAAATAAAGACCTGAAAACTAGACTTAGAAAAAATACAATACCACCAACAGAATGGAAAAGTTTTTTAAACGCTCTTACAAGAGTAGGAATTGATTTGGAACGTTTAGACTTCAGAAAAGACCTAGCAACCGATGAACAATGGAATGAAGTTCTAAGGATAGCCAAGCTAAAACCAACCATGGCTCCACAAGATGATGAAGCAGCATATAGAGAAAAAATAGCCGCAATGGATGCACTTAAAGCCAGATATAAAAGAAAATAAAAAAAGGGACCTATATGGTCCCTTTGTTATTTAGAATGGTAATTCATTTACTTCCCATAAATCATGTGTCTGATACTGTTTTTGAAGCTTGGCATGCGGCTCCAACTTTATACTCGGCAATTCATAGTTGTTAAAATCATCCAACACAGCTTGAACCTTATCTTTTAATTCCTGCGGTGCCGAAGCATTTCTATACCCTTGAATTTGATTATACCATAAACCTCTTTTGGAATTAAGCAATCTGTAAGCAGACATATTGTGATTAAAGTTATTAGGTTCAAATTGCAATTCCATCGTATGACCATCAACCTTGTAAATCGCACATATACCATTATCAACCCTATCAATATATGTGGCAACACAATGACTCATCATAAGACCATCATGAACCATATCAAAATTCGTTCTTAATAATTCATATCCAGAATACTCAGCAAAATCCTCATAGATATGATAAATGTTCATCTTGGTATTCTTCTGATTCAACAACAATACATTGCTTATCTCTTTGGCCCAAGCATCATGCTCTTCAGTAAGTCTCTTAAGACCCCATGAACAATTTATCTTTTGATTAAGAGTAGAAGCCATCTTGCATGCATCTATAAAACCACCATGACCAAACATCTCAACTTTTAAATTCTCAACGTTAATCAATACCTTTTTCATCTCTTTCCATGTCTTGGCAAAATGAATAGGTTGCTGACCATTTCCCTTGCGTAAAACTTCCATCATCATCTCAATAACTGGATAAGGAATTCCAAAGACATGACGATAAATAGACTTTAAGTTAAATAGCTTTTTGGTAATAATAGTATTGAATGGAACACCATGAGATACCGAATACTTATCTTCTGCCATGTTTCTTAACCATGGCAATTTCTTAAACATGTACAAGGTAATATTTGTTGTTTGACTATTATTGTAGTAATTGCTGCAGTTAGAAATAAAAGCAGTCATTTGAGCAAAGTCCAATAATTTTATACTAGTCTTGGTTTTGCTATACCATTTGTTTGTTTCTTTCTTATAGATAAGAGCAGCCATGTTCTTTTCCGATTGGTACATTCTATTTGTAACGCTTATACCAAAAGAATGTCTAAATTGAACAACATTGATATCACCATTGGGATACGTATATGCAACAACTCGATTGCGTTGAAAATCTTGATTGTTTCCCTGCTTGAATATAATCCTAGCATGCTTTGGATTCTCCTTGTACAATTCAATCAAACGATTAATCTTTGTGTTGTCCTGCTCATACAATAACTCCCAATCAGGTTTAACCTTCTTAGGGTTTAATACTTCGATTTGTAATTTCTTAGCTACTGCCATGTTTTATGTGTTTTAATATTAAGACAGCAAATATATAACATTATTTCTAATATCCAAACATTTTATTAAATATTATTCAGAAAAAGTTCCAGGACCCAAATACTTAAAATGAAAATGAGGGTTAACCCACTCGTTACCACCAGACTTAATCATAGCAATCCTATCAACAATCAATTGACGATACTCAACACCACTAGCACTAGCACCCCTATATGGTGGCAAATACTTTCTAGCTTCTTCCTTGTCAATCGGCATCCATTGACCATCTTCCAATACAGAATAATTAGAATTAGAACCCGTAGGCAATATAGGTAAGTATAATCCACTCTTGCCAATTTCAGTTACCTTGAATCCCTCAACCTTGTCATACGTTCCACTTCTTTTTCCAAATTCATAATCTGGATTGATTTTCTGAACAGCATCTTTATAAACATCAGCCCATCTAAACATAAAAAGAGTATTCTTATATATCTTCCCATGCATAGGGTTAGGTATCTTCATTCCATCATCACCAATAATGGTTTTGTTCATAGTAACTGGTGCAGTATAATATGCAGATGCCATTGTACTTGATTTTGGGTCCTGTGCTAAAAACTTAAAGAAGTCATCGATTCTGTCCTCAGTAAGTAATTGTCCTAACACTTGTTTTAATTCTTTTAAAATAAATTCTTTCATAATTGTTTTTTTAGTTGTCATAGTTATATGGGTTTATTTCCTTATCAATAATGTTATCCAAATATTCTCGATATTTTTTATCGATAAATCCTTTCATTTCATAGTTTTCTTCATCACGATATTTATCATCAATTTTTTGCATTTTTTCAGCAATATATAATTTAAGTTTAGCATTGCTTAACCCATTTATGATTTGTTCATAATGATAACTCATAAACAAATCAGTCATGATTTTATCTACAATTCTTTTATCAGTTGTAAAAAGAATAAAATAAACAAAATTTATCGGTTTTAATTTTTCGCTTAAATCTTTATCGTTTAATAAATATTTTATAAAACCATTTTTATTTACAATTTTATCACTAACAACAATACTTGAAATAATACTTGGAGTTAAAAATTGTAAATATTCCTTGCTACTCAGTTTGGTTATTATATGTGTATCATCTTCTATATGGCCCATCATATAACTTAATACAGAATCTGGAATACCAACATTTTTATAGTATTTATAATATAAGTCAAAAATATGATTTATATTATTACTTCCAGCAACCCTATCGTTAGAAAACTTACTTAATAAAACCTTAAGAAATAAGTTTTGTTTATTCACATCATCAACCAATAGTTTTATTTGCATTTGCTCATCCAAAAGATTAAACTCCCAATAACTTAAATGTCTATTATTGTTATGTGCAATAATACGCTTACGCATATACGTCTTCTTATCGTTGTTCGATAACTTATTAAATTGGTATTCAGAAATCTCTAACCCAGTATCAACATATTGTTTTATTAAATCTCTATTGTCCATTTGTTAAAATATCATATCTACTTAATTCATTATAGTTAAGAGGCCAACCCTGAGCAAGTCTTTGTTTTAAATAAATCATCGCCAAATCATTAGGTGTTCTAAATAATTGTTCTGGTGTTAATTCTCTATTTTTAAACGCTGTTATGTATAAATACTTTAACTCTGGTGTTCTATCTCTATACTGCTTTTCAGTCTCATGTGCGTTGCTATGATGCTTCAAATAAACCATCTTTAAATCATCAGGCAATGCTTTGTATTTTTCGTCAGATAGTAATTTGTTAGTATACATGGCTAATACCTCTAATGCTTTACGTGTAAACTCAGGACTAGCACCATCAATAAAACTATCCTTGAAATCCCAATAACCTTCAACTCTATACTTGATGTATTTTAATTTTAATTCATCAGGTAATAAACTATAGTTTTTAGAATCTAAAGAATCTTTATCAGCTATTAACGTATCAACATAAAATGATTTAATATCATCTGACGACAACTCTAAATAAGCTGGTGGTAAATAAGAATGTCGTTTAACAATACTTTTTATAAAGTTTCTCTTCCCATCATCATCAAATAAACTATACTCATACTCAGTTGAATGTATATCACCATTCTCAAGAGCAATAAGCCTCTTTCTCAAATATGTATTCAATAAACTACCAGATAATTGTTTTATCTGATAATCCGATATCACCAAACCACTATCAACATACTGTCTTAATAAATCTTTATTATCCATACTATTTACCCATTAAATAATCAAACTGTGCATCAGTAAGAGCATGACCCCTACCAATATACTTGCTCTTATAATCAATAGGCAATTTGATAAACCATTCCAAATCCCCATTGGCCTTGCCCAACATCTCCTGCTCCCTATTTTCCTCATCAGTCTTAGGTTGATTAGCCAACATCTTATCAACAGGAACACCCTTGGACTTCAAATACTCAACATACGAACCAACATTCCCATAATAAGGTGCAGCAATACTACCAGTGTGATTATTCGCATCAGTCAACTCAACACCATGTTTCGTATTGTCAAATACAACAATGTGCAAAGGGTCATCCAAATTAACACTCCCATCAGGCTCAGTAGCAAAATGATTCCTGTCAACAATAAAATAAAATGTAGATACCTTCGTATCACGATACGATTGATACATACGATTGCCTGGCTGACCAATACAAAAAGAATAAGCCCTACCAGTCAAAGCACCTTGGCTATATGATATACACTTTCCAACACCTAACCCCTCATAAATATCAATCCCGTTCCCAGACCATATAGGTTTCTTCTCAGCCTTGAAATCAGCATCAACACTAGACTTCATCTTATTAACACTCTCCTCATCAGCCTTCAACGCATGAACCATCTCAGAAAACTTAAGAAAATCAGGATACAATTTATCACCAACAACAATCCCAGCCTTCGTTAATTGAATAGGTTTGATTTTTTTCTTAACCTCCAATGAATTGTAATCATTCATCACATCAAAGATAGTATCAACATCAGTAAAACCCTTGGAATATACATAAGCAATAATTGGTATGTTCTTTTGATTCTGACTAGTATCACCTGCAGCAATAACAGAAATAATTTCCTGTGGGTTTTCTATACCAGCTTTTTTAAGAATAGATAAGCCCTGCATTTCAGTTGCCTTGGACTCTAATAAGGATGTATAAATTTCATATATTCTCATAATTAATGTGTTTGTATCTTATAAATATAATACAATACATTAAGATGCCTTTTTACCCCAAAAAATTCCCAAAAAAAATTTTTTGAAAAACGACTTCCAAATAATCCATTTCCTAATTTTCCCCCACAAAAAAATTGGTAACAAGGGTCTTTTTTTTTGCCCCAAAAAATTCCCAGGAAAATTTCACGAACAACCCCTTTTTATTACCCCAAAAAATTCCCAGGAAAATTTCACGAACATCATCATGCCCCGTATATCCAAGCCAAAAATGGCACATACGGGAGGGAGGTAACGGGAGGTCCTGGTACACCCAGGAGGGCATATAAGCCACGATAACGTATAAATGGTATATTGACCTATTCACATAAAAAAACGTGCTTAAAATGGCTTTAAACACGTTTTAGTTATTTTCGATATAAGACAAAAAAAAAGCTACTAAAATTAGTAGCTTTTAAAATTTGTTACCTTGCGTATTCTTCGCCAAAACATTTTAGGTATTTTATTTTGGCAATACCTAAAGTAATCATTCTAAAATCATCTTCGATACTTACAGAACCACGACCACTAGTTTTTGTGTTATCCGTATCAAAATAAGCAGGTGCAAACAAATTTAATTCTTTTGCTTTATCTTCGCTTATTTCGTTTCCGTTATGATAAAAAGCCATACGTGTAACGCTTTCGCTTTTTAAAATTTTTCCGTCTAACAAAATTTCTTCCGTTTTATCCGATACTACAAAAGTAGTTGAAATTCTACTTTTACCTTTCATTTCGTGTGCCTCAAAATCTTTGTTATCCGTTAAATTTTGCACTTTGTTAGTGTAGTTATGGTTTAAAAATAAGTTACCGATAAAAACACGTTTTTGTAGTTGTTTTTTGCCTTGAATAGTACGGCTTTTGCTTTCATCTACAATATACTCAACTGCAATAGTAGTCGATTTGGTGCAAGTACCTAACAATTCAACAATTTTCAAATCAGTTAATAAATTCATTTTTGCGTAATCTTTTTTTGTGTTTTTCATAATGTTAAAATTTTTAGTTGTTCATTCATTTGAACACTGCAAAGGTAAACTTATTTTTGGATATACAATGAAAAAGTTATTAACATTTGATTGTTAATAACTTTTTTTTATTTTTGTCGGGTGCATTAAAAAATTGCCGTACTTTGCATTGTCAAAGAGTTACAAATACGACCCCAAAGGTACGTGTAAGTAGACTCCGACCTACTTTTTATTTTTTTTACGTGTGTACGCCTACGGGTGCGTGTGTGTGCGTAGTATAATAAATTTATTTTATATATCCTACTACTTTAACAAAAATTTAACATATTATTTTTTTGGTTTGGTCCGACTTAATTTTAGCCGTTTTAAGGCGTTAAATTTATATAAACCATATCAATATACTATTTTGATATAAAAGTGCCTTAGAAGTCAAATTCTGGCTATCTTTGTGCATTGTGTTATATTGATTAGATAGTATTAATTTTAGTTTATATTATTTGCTGCTGCAACTATAACGCAAAAAAAAACGCTACCCGAAGATAGCGTTTTGATATAGATACACAAATGTGTACATTAGTTTGCACCTACCAATTCAGTAACGAAGTCAAGTGCTTTTTGGTTCATTTTGTAACCACCACCCGACATCAAACTTTCGTTTCGTGAATTTTCACGTTTTGGTACGCTTTGTGTATGCGTAGTGTAACGTGTAATACCACCTAATAACGCCCACGCATTTAAACCTACTTGATTAAATTCGGTTTCAATATCGGTGCTAATAGCATCAAGGATATTGATTGCTTTAGTAGATTTTTTTGCCAATTCGTCCATAGCTGTAAATTCTCTATCGTAGCCAATAATTGACTTAATCATTTGGTTAGCCAAAGAACGTGTAACAGGCGTTGATACAAATTTGTTGTATAACTCGATTTGGCGTAAACTTTCGTTTAAAGCGATTTCAATAAGCATAGGAATTTCTTTAATTCTTTGCTCGATTGTAGCCGTATGACGAAATTTAGCATTTCCTGCTTTGTAGAACTTGAAAAACTGATTTTGACAACGCATACAAATATCGCCAATACCAATAGACAATGACGTTGAGCCATCATTACTATCAATGATTGTAACGTATTGCGTTAGCGTATCGTTACCGACTTTTTTCTTACCCTCAATTTTCAGTTGTAAAAATACTTTACGCCCACCATTTAACGCACCACCAAAAGAAACGTCCAATTTGTCCGAAAACGGTGCTATACCACGCAAAACCATTTCAACAACTTCTGCATTTTGGCTAATAGTGTAACCCTCTTTTACGCTATTAATAACCTCGCCACTTTTGGTATTTAATAAACCAAAATAAGAAGTTTCAATAGTTGAAAAGTCTTTTCCAAAAGCGAACAAAGGCACTTTTTGAATTTCAAAATCTAAACCATTTTCCACTAAAATCGATTGTACTTGTGTTTGAATTGCATTCATAATAAATAAGGTTTTTAAGAACTAACTTCAGTGTTAATTCGAGTGCAAATATACGATTAGTTTTGATATAAAACGATATAAAACAAACTTTAACATTTCTTTAACGTTTGTTTCAACTTCTGGATATAAAGTTAAACAAAAATACCATGTTAAAATTTTATGAAAACTTTAACATTTCATTAACATTTTATTAAGATATTTTGGTTTACCTTTGCATTGTCAAAGAGTTACAGATACACCCAGTCGCTGGGGTGTGTAAGTAGACTCCGCCACGTCTATATGGCTGGCTGGGCCCGATTGTGTAGTTTGTGAAAACTTTAACATTTTCATATAGTTTTATATGAAAATAATTATTATCTTTGCTATGAATTTAAAATCAATTATTATGAGAAGTTTAAGAGTTATTGCAAGTGAAGTTAAAGCCGATTGGCAAAATGTTAATTATGGTGCAAAGCCATATTTAGACGCTATGAGTCAATTAGATTCCATTAATGATAAATATTATCAGGATTCTGCCAAAAGTATTGTATTGTATTTTTTAAGTAATGCAAGTGGTTGGCGAGGTGAAGTTGCCAAAAGAGTTAAAGCTGAATTAAAGCAATTAGCTGGACTCAAATAAAACGTATACACAAATGTGTACATAGCAACAAAAAACCCTACCGATTAAGTAGGGTTTTTTCATATAGGTTTATATCAAGTTAGTAACCACTGACTGCCATATTTTGATTCAGTTCATACGTTTGCCCTTCCCATTCTGTATCGGGATTGGTAAGGTTATGATAATAGCGTTTAAGTTCCTCGCCTATCTTTTCTAACTTTGCCCTTTGTTTGTCCGTACAAGGTCTATTAAAGCTTGTGATTGTATCATTAACACAAACCCTACCTAACATACCACCACCTAAATAATTTTGGTACGCTGACATTTTCTGCCCAGGAAAACCTTTGCGTGTTAAGTCAATTTCAACGCCACCACCTCGTGATGATACTTCAAGTCGTAATGTGATTTCTTCAAATGTGATTTTCTTTGCCATTGTGATTTGATTAAAATGTTATTGAATAAATAATGTAACCAAAGATAATAACTGCTACTACCTTAAAAATGTTTGCCCATTGTTGTTGTGATACTTTCATAATGATTAAGTTTTAAATTCCATACAAAAGTATATAAAAAAACCCTATCTTTTACAATAGGGTTAGTTAAAAATTTGTTAAAGTTTTTATGGTACTTGATACGATAAATTACCTATTCCACTCTTAACAACTTCGCCATTTATTTTAAATGTAATATTGCCTATTACGTTAACGTTTGGTGCACCATAATTGTTTGAGTTATCGATTGAATAGCTATAACCGATTGCGGTTATTACATCGCCTTTATTTACGTTTCTTGTAATGTAAGGTTGTGTTAAATAAATCATAGGACTATTTAACCCTTTTATAAAACATTCGGGTGAAAGTCCCTCAATGATAACTTCAAGTTTTTTGGCTTGTTCTTGTGGTGTTGGTGTTGGGATTTCTTCGGGACTGCATGATGCAAATAAACTGATAAGGCATAATGCTACTACTAAAAGGATTGCTTTGATAACTAATAATTTTTTCATTTTGATTAAGTTTTAAATTCAAGGCAAAGATAAACAATATATCAATACCAAAATGTTAAAGTTTTGTTAAAAGAAAATGCCCTATCTAAATTAGATAAGGCACTCAATTTGGTAGTGTTTTATTTGTATTAAAAACCTGCCGTAAAACCTAAAGTCATTGTGCTGAAACTATCAATTCCAACATTAAGTCTAAATCTACTCGACAAGCAATAACCAACACTCGCACCTACCATTGTTGTATATTCGTTTGCATCTTTTTCAAAGGTATGGCTACCCGTTGAGAATAGTTTTTTGTTCCAATCTGCCATATTTTGTTTACCATACTTAACCCCAATAACCCAACTATTAACTTGTCGTGCATACGTTAAATACAACGCTTCATTTTTAACGTGGTATTGGTTTTGTTCAGCGTTTAAATAAGCTGAATTTGAGCCAACAAAACCAGCGTAACCAAAACCAAAAATGTTTTTACCATTTTGGTAAAGTAGTTCGCCACCTAAACTTGGTGCAATACCATAATTGACTGATAATTGTATTGGCGAATACTCTCTGTAATTTGAACAACGTGGTCTATACGTTGAACATTGAGAATAAGAAATTGCGGTTGCCAATAATAACCCTAATACTAATGCTAATTTTTTCATAACGATTTGTTTTAAATTCTTTGCAAAGATATTACATATAAAATAATATGCAATACCCAAAGTGTTAAAACTTTGTTAAATGTTTTTCAAGCAATTTCCAAAATACTTCGTGGTTGTGTTGGACTGGACTTTTAACACTAATCATAACCGCACCATTATTAAAATAGTTACTATCGGTCATACAATTCATAGGAATTTCAGGTTTTAAATTCTGTACAATATCTTCAACGGGAACACATTGAAAATCGGCAAGTTTTTTGTTGCACTCATCAACAAAAATTCTTATTGTTGAATTTTTAACATTTTCTGATACAAGTATCCAAAGACTTGATACATAATTTTTATCATTGGCGTATGTTCTTCTTCGGGAATAAAGCGTTTGGATATTGTTGCTATTATTAATTCGTGTCAATAAATCGGCTAAACCATCGTCAAGTTTCCAAAATTCATCTTTACAAGGTAATACGTTTTCAACAAAGTCAGCCATATAATAGGCTTTTAATTCGGGTGTTAGATTTTTCATATCGTTTTATATAAGATTATTTATTTAGATTAAAATAAGTGATTAACAAAGGTACATAAACCCCTACCATTTTAAATGAATGTATCATAACAAAATGATTTCTAAAAATCCGCTTAGGTGTGAAATTACGTTTCATATCGTTTTATATAAGTTTAAAATTAAAGATTGCACGTAACCAAGTTTTTTGTCTTGCCGTAATGTTTTCCAATTCTTCTGCTTGTTTAAGTGTTATATCTGAATCAACATAGTTAAGCAATATTTCAGTTAATTCTTTTACTGCTAATTTACGTTGACTTGAAGTTGCACCAGCTGATGAAAACCTTAAAATTTCTACGATTGTTTTGATTGATAATACCATAATGAATAGTTTTAAATTCTCTGCAAAGATATAGCATATTGTTTTATATAAAATACTCTTTAACAAAACTTTAACACATACAAAATTTAACGTATCATTAACGTATATTTACGTATCAATACGTATATTTGCACTCAATATTTTGTATTGTTTTATATGAAATTATTTATCTTCCATTACCAATTCAAAACCCTCTTTGCGTTCTATTGGTAAGTAAGCCAAACAACCATCAAAGGTTGAAACAATTATTTGTTTTGGTGGTGTTTGTCTTGGGTCATCACCCATATATAAAAAAGCCATACCACTCGAAGTCATAACCAAATGTTTACCAGCAATCAAATTGGTTTCACCTGTTTTTTTGTAGTGTGTTTGTTCTTTTAATTCTTTACCTATCAAGGCTCTTGGAAATTCTTTTGTTGTTACTGCCATTTTTGTATGGTTTTGTATATAATTACACAATTGTGTACATATAGGGTTATATAGTTATGTGAGTAATGTTCTCAAACCTTAAATTCCTAATCAAAGTAATATCTTCTTTGTTTACTCCTATTAAATCTCTTGTTAAGAAACTCAATAGGTTATCAACACAATATAATTTATGATTATCTTGAATAATAGCCACGCTACAATTTTTTATTACTATTGCTTTTGTAGTACTTGTTAACTTTAAATGATGTTGAATATTCATATCGTTTTATATAAGGTTTTCTAAAGTCGTACCCTCAAAGTCAATATCGGCTTGTGGGTAATGTTTGTTCAAGTATTTGTTTAAAGTATCTACGTTTCTAAATCGTTTAACAATTTCTCTATCTTGCCACGAATTTAGAAATACATACTCTTTGATAATAGCAATATAACGACCTTTGAAAATTTTACCTTTATCAGGAATTGCCAAAACATTATCAGTCAAAACGTTTTCTCTTAATATAAATTCTCTCATTGTAATTAGTTTTTTAATTCGAGTACAAATGTATAGCGAATAAATGAATATAGCAAATATAAAAATGTTAAAGTTTTGTTAAAAAGAAAATGAGGGTTGCGTCCAACCCTCATTCATTAATAGAATTACTATCATCAGTCTTATGTTAATTTATGGTCAAAATAAATACAACCCTCAAAGGTTACCACTTAACAACACTTAAGTTGCATTAACAAGTCCTACGTTGCCGACAAGCAAAGATTTTAAAACAACCTTTGAGGGAACTAATAAAAAAGAAATACATATAGAATAACACAAATATATCAAATTAAGTGATAATCGAGTGGGGATAGCCAGTCAAAGGTTAGTTTGTGCGTTCCAACTCTACCTCGATTATCACATTGCAAATGTATGGCGAATAATTTAAACTACCAAATCAACTTCTGTTAAAGTTTTGTTAAAAATAATTGTTTCTCTTTGTTTCTTTAACTCAACAACCATTTGTTCCAAACGATAAATTTCATCATCAATACTCTCAATTCTTTGAAAATCATTTCCAGATTTGTATAGATTGATAATTTTATGTTTAATCAGTTCTAACTTTTTATTATAGAAACAAAATGTACTATATTGTGCAAGTCCGTGTATAACGGTTGCATGGTCTTTATTAACACTTCTACCTATTTTTGCAAGACTTTGACTTGGTGTTAAATCTTTTAGTATAGAATAATATAAACATCGTGCCTCAACATTGTAACGTTCTCTTGTAGTAATAGTAACATCAATACCTAACTCGGTAATTATATGTTGCCTAACTCTTTCATTTGCCCTATCAAATACCATTAGTTATTTTCATCAATAAGTTCAACAATTGTGATTTTATCTTCTATGCTATTTAAGTCATTGAACGAATAAGTATCAGCACTTTCAATATCTTCAAAATCAAAATCAACTGCAACGATTAAACCATTGCTATCAATTTGTTTTGGTATGATTGATTTTGTTTTGCTCTCACTCTCACAATAAACATCAACACAATCGTTTGTATCAATATCAATTGGGTGTGATTTTTTAATACGTTTTACACGCATATTAAATTTCTTTTCCGTTCTTTGCGTAAGCAAGTTTAACGTTTCTCTTAAAGGTAAACTCATCGTTGCAATTTGTTTTTTAAGTTGATTAATTCTAAATAGGATAAATCTAAATTCATTCTATTTGCCGTAGCATTATTTATTAACCAAATCAATTGGTTAACCTCATCTTTGGATAAAATATCATTTTGCCAACAATCATCATCTAATCGTTCTCTCAATTCAGTTTGTTCGTCAATATGTACGTTTTCAAAATTTACTAATAATTTGCCCATATTGTTTTATGTTAAACTTGTATCAAATAATTTTCTGAAACGATAAGCTATTGTTGAAAACCTAACAATGTCAAGGTTTTTTACTGCAAAGTTTTTTAGTATTCTTCTATATCGTAACAAGTCATAATAACAAGGTATTATTGTAATGTTACGAATAGTAAGTCCAAATAATTTCCAATTTTTCATCTTTGGTGTGTTTTAATTAGAGTACAAAGGTAGTGAATAATTCCACTCTCGCAAGTGTGAATATGTTAAAGTCTTGTTAAAACTATTAGTAAAAAAATTAATAGAATAAATGATATCCATTTAACTCTTTTAAAAATAAATTTTAATTCTTTTTTGTCAATTTCTTTCATATTGTTTTATATAAAATTAATCTACGATACCATTACCATAATACAAATTGAAACTCTTTGCTTTGTAGTCCTCAGATTGCAACCATTCTTTGTAACGTGCTTTTACTTTTTCGTCAGCAAATTCGTAATAGTGTCCGTTGCAATAACGTAATTGATTATTCTTTTTATAGAATTGCTCAAATAAGTCTATATCGTTTTGTGCGTGTAGCGTTTCACTACGTTTGTATTCGGGTTTAGTATCTAAATATCTAAAACCACTTTCAGTAACAACTGATTTGTTTGCTGGTGCAAAATAGTTTAAAATAGTGTCCATAATTATTGGTTTTTTTCTTTATGTAATAATGTACCAAAAGCAAATGAACCTATTGCAATTAATAAGTAGCCAACCCAAATAAAATTAGTTTTATTTGTTAAACCAACAACTGCAAATCCAACAATGACTAACAAACTTAATAATGACAAACTGAATAATGATAATTTTCTCATAATGATTAGTTTTAAATTCCCTACAAAGATAAGGCGAATATTTTAATATACAATCACTTTAACAAAACTTTAACATATAAAAATCAAAGAAAATATAAAAGTGATAAATGCTACCAACGTTAGTATTATGAAATTAATAATAAGTAACTTTTTATTTATGTGGTCAGGCATATTGTAATGCTGGTGTTTCATCGCTTTTCCAATTGGTTAAAATTTTCCATTGATTTATCCAACATATAGCGTTTTTTAAATCGGTATCGGTAATTTCATTTTTAGCGTTAATTTCCTTAACTCTACTTTCTATTTGCATTATTTCAAATTCAGTACTTGTCATATCGTTTTATATAAGATTATTGAAATTCATAACCAACTTCTGTAACGTAAATTGTGTTATTCTCAAAATCGGGTTTACGCAACATCAAAAAGTATATATCAATATCACAAAAAATATCGTGTGCATCTAAACAACACATCAAATTGTAATCACTTGTATCACATTCATCTTTGTTATCAGTAACATCTTCGATAACCATTGGTGCATCGAGTTTAAATTCTTTTTGTAGGTGTTCTGCAAGACTTTCAAGTGAAAATCTATAATGTACCAAACCCTCTAAAATCTGTATTACTTTTGTCGGTTTCATATAGTTTTATATTAGAATTTACATTTCGTTTCATTTTTAAATTCATACCACGCATCGTAAAGTTCATCTACATTGAGTGTTCTGTTTTTATAAATGCGACAAGCACCCATTGTGCTTACTTCTCTTGTGTGTTTTATTAACCACGTTGCAAAATCTTTTGCTCTACTTTCGGGTGTCATAGTGTTTTATTTAGAGTACAAATGTAGTGAACAATTCCCACCCTTGCAAGTGGGTTAGTGTTAAAATTTTGTTAAATTATTTCAAAACAATTTTCATCTAATTGATTAATAGAAACTCTATCTAAAGTTATGTTTTCCCTACGCTCAACAATTTTTATTGCTCTTAACGCTGACGCATAACTACCATATTGTTTATTAATAATGTTTGACGATGTAAGTTTATTGTTCATATTGTTTGGTTTTAATGTTGGTACAAAGATAAAAAACAAATCCCACTCTCGCAAGTGGGAAAATGTTAAAGTTTTGTTAAAGTTTATTGTTGAAAATAAGGTGCAATTATTTCTTCGCCCTCTGCTTTCAACATTGCGTCAACGTGTGCAACCGCTTGTTTGTCATCTTGGCGATAAACATACGCACCATTTGACGATGCAACCACAAATTGCTTGTTTTCTAAACCCCAAATGTAATAGTTTCTTGTGTCGGTTTCGTCAAGTGTTTTTAACGCTTTTACGCAAGTTTCATTTAGTTCGGGAAATAATCTTGGACTACCCGTAATGCTTGATACAATAGCAAGTTTCATACTGCCATTGTCAAATTCTTCTGATTCGGTTTGATTGCCGATGTTTTCTAACCCCTCAACCAATAATGATTTGTAGGCTCCTGGGTTTGCTCTTGGAAATGGATTGTTCATAATGATTAGTTTTAAATTCCATACAAAAATAAGGCGAATATTTCTATTCGCCAAATTTTGCTTTGTTAAAGTTGTGTTAAAGTTTCTTTTAACGCTTTCAGTTCTTCAAGTGTAGGAACATAGTTTCTAATTTCTTCGCCATCTTCATCGTAACTTTTGATACCAAAATTTCTTTTGTCGTGTTCGCCACAAGTATCAAAGTTTTCAATAGTGTAACCTAACCTAACAACTTTTTGTTCTGCATCAGTTAATGCTCTCCAAAACTTTGCGTTTTTGCCAAATTGTTTTTTGAAACCTTTGCTATTTTCAACTGCTAAAAAGATTGCTTTTCTTTTTTCAGCATCATCAAAACCTAAACTATTTGATAGTGTTCTCAAACCACTTGTTTCAAGTGTTTGTTTAAGTTGGTGCAAATTATCAATTGGTAGTCCACCTAACTTGGTTGATTGTTCGTCATAATCCCAATCGTCACAATCAACAAAACCAAAACGTGTTTCTTCACAATTGTTGCACCAATAAGTAAATGATTGTTCAAAGTTACCTTTGGTTACTGCTACTTCTCCTCTTAAAGAAACGCTAATGTCAACTGCATCGTTTAGCAATTCTCCTTTTACTTCTCCCGATACGACTTGTAAGCCGTTAAATAAATTGTTTGTCATAATGAATAAGTTTTAAATTCTTTGCAAATGTAAGGCGAATAAAACTATCCACCAAATCTATAAGTGTTAAAATTATGTTAAAGTTTTATCACTCTAAAATTATGTCTATACTTTTTTTCTACATAAACACAAGAACCGCTTTCATCACGATACTCATTATAATCATCATCTAACGCTTTTCCGTTTTCATCTATGTACTGGAAATTTTCGTATTTTGAAGTCATAGGTCCGTTATCAGTTTTCAATTTCCAATTTACTGGATAATCGATACCACTTGTAAACCCCTCATTTATTGCTTTGGCTATTTGAGATAAAACGTGTTCAATATTACGTTTATCCCCTTTATCCAATTTAATACTTAATTTATATGTTTTTGCCATTTCTTATATAGTTTTATATGAATTCTCCACCATTTTCTAAAAACTCATTTAGGTCAAACTTAAACATAACCAATCTGCAATGATTTCGTAATTGGTCTAACGGAATTTGCTCACGTTTTGATGTTGAATAATAACCTTGATGTTCAAATCGTTTTATCCATACTTGAAACGCATCGTCTGCTTTTTCGGGACTTGAATAAATCTTATCCATATACATACCAAAACCATCGGGACTATTAATGTCGTAACCTCTTTTAAATGCCATATCGTTTTATATTAGATTTTTTTTCTTAACTTTAATTCTTTGATAACTTCTGCTACCATATCTTGCACTTCAAACTCGCTTTGGTCGTCAGTATCGGTACAATCGGGAACGTAACCCAATTCAATCAATTTATTGGTAATTGTGATACCAATTTCTTGTCTTTCATCTCGGTCTAACTTTCTTGTCTTTGCCATATCGTTTTATATTAGAGTACAAAGATAAGGCGAATATTTCTATTCGCCAATATCTATTTAGTTAAAGTTATGTTAAAAGTTTAACACTTTCATTTAACGCTAAATCTGTAACTTCATCAAGCAACAATACAACGTCAGTACGCATAAAGTTTTTAACCAATTCAAACTTGCTATTTACATAAGCGTAATTTCCAGCAGTTTGTGGTGTAACTTCAATTTTTTCTTCTTTCCACGCTTGGGTGTAAACTCGGTTGTTCTCAACAAATATTTCCCCAACATCGCCATTTCCTTCGCCTTGCCATTGAATAGTACCATTTAACACATAACCATTTGGTGCGAGTATTTTATGAATAAGATATACAAGCCATTCTGTATAAGAATAAAACTTTTCGTTTCCGTCCCATTCCAAAGATAATTTATCTTCGGTTGGTATCCATTGTAACCAAAGTCCTGGTTGTGTGCTTGGTGGTTGGTTGTAATCAACAATATTTTTTTCTTGATTGTGTCCCCAATCATCACTACCAAAAACAAAAAACTCGCCCTCGATACCAAAAACATCAGAAACATTACGTTTCATTCTTCGTGTTTCGCTTAATAGTTTTAAGTAATTAAACATTTTGTCCGATAAAGGTTTGTTAAAATCTAACTTGCCTTGAAAATCTGTTGTGTAACCCATTTTTATATACGTTTTAAATTCTGTACAAAGATAAAGCGAATAATTGAATATACAATCACATTAACAAAACTTTAACATTTCATTATAAACCATAAAAAAAGGGAACGCTCACTTGTTCCCTCTTTCCGTTGTGTGTAGTTTAGTATCGGACTTTCATATAAAACAATATGAAAATCTAATTTCTTTATTCTTCGATTAAATCGAAAATCAATTCTGTAAACCCTTTCGGTTTTGTACCTTGAACGCTGATAAAATCTCTCGCCCAACTACCAACGATTTTATTTTTATCTTTGCCCCAAAAGTCGCCACCGCCACCACCATTGCCCTCGCAAGTCAATAAAGGTAAAGGGTGTATTCTATATCCGTCATTATAACTTGGTACTTTGGTTTTATCAACAAACATTTTCTTGCTGATATTCAAAATGTATCTACCTTGTTTTATACCAATTCTATTTTTTGGAATGACTTTTGTTTTATCTTTGCATCGGTCATAAAGATTTGTTTTACGATTTTTGCAATTACCTGCATAATCGCCACCCCAAACAACCCTTTGCGGATTTTCAAAAATAAGACTTTCAAAAGTTTCTACAAAACTATTCGTTAAATACGAATGTTCCATTAGTTTAAGTCCGTTGCTAAAATCGTGTGAACAAACCCACGCTTTAGGTGTCGTCTTATTTTCTGCCAAAACGACTGGCTTGTAATACTGCCCCATAGTTTGTAATATTTAGATTAATAATTCGAGTACAAAGATAAAAACAATTTCCCACCCTTGCAAGTGGGAAATGTTAAAGTTTTGTTAATTTATCGCATACGTTTAACAACTACCAAAACCATTGGATAAGTATCTTGGTAGTAATGAAAATCAAGTATCTTATAATTTTTACCAACTAAATTAATGAAATAGTTTTCAAGTGCTTTATCAGATAAACCTCTATTATCACTTTCATTGTTATTATTGTAATTGCTAAATTCTTTTATTTTATCAGCGTATTTTCCACCTCTAATTGGCAACCCAAAAGTCATTAACAATAAACCATTTACTACAACTAAATCGTTGTGAAAAATATACTCAACTTGTTTCATTGCAGTAGGTAATTGGCAACAATAATCAAGTATGTAGTGTGCAAATGTATCAGCATCTTTATCGTAGATTAAATCAGCCATACTACCATTATAAGGTGTACAATTTTTAAGTCCGTTTTCTTTTACATAACTTTTACTTTGATTGAATGTATCAACAACCCGATTAACTCCAATAAAATGATTGCCCTCAACTAAATTATTTATTTTACGTTCAATTTCCCACGTGATATGTGGTAGTGAAGGAATAAGTCCTACAACCCCACTATTAGCAATATACTCTGCAATAATGTTACGTTCTTCTTTTTTGTTTTCGCCATCAGCGTTGTTGTAATTATCAACTAAAGGTATTTGTTCTTTTTTGATAAGTGCCAACGCTTTACGTTCCAATTCGGTAGGAATGTAATAATCATTTTGCTCAATAACTTCTGCAACATACGTTTCAACAACTTCTGTTGTTTTTACCTGTGTAGATAAGTTATTTTTTTTGTTTTTCTGTTGTTGATAATACGCTTTGTTATACGCTTTTTTATCAACACTTACACTGGTAGGTTGATTGGCTTTTTTGTTAGCCCTTGTCATTGCTGACTTCATTGCGGCAACGTTACTACTAATAGTACGTAAAGGTACATTTAATTTTGTTGCTAATTCTTTGTTAGATAATGTAACATTATCTTTGATAAATTCTTGTACTTGTTTTGATGTAATAAGATTTGCACTCATAACTCTGATTAGTTTTGTATTAATGATTTGTTTTAAATTCGGTACAAAGATATAACTTTAAAGCGAATAAAAAACTGTTTAACAAAACTTTAACACTATGTATTTTTATGCTTTTTTATTTGCATATATAAAATAATATGTTATACCTTTGTCGGCTCATATAAAACTATATGAAACAAATAAAGGGAACCCTTTCGAGTTCCCCTTATCCTGAATACAAAACTAATTATGTACGGGCAAGCACAATAATTTGTAGCAATAACAGGATTCGAACCTGTGTTTCCACCCCACATGGGCAGCGTCCTTGACCGCTAGACGATACTGCAAAACCTATAAAACCAGCTGGGAATTACGGGTCATCTCAACACTTGCAATTGAAGAGACTAATCTTTTAACTTGGCGATTCCTATTCTTCTGACAAAACCTAAATTGTGCCAACACGCTTTCTTCGAGCTTGTAAAAGATTTGGGTTTCATATCGGACTCGAACCGATGACATCTACCACCACAAAGTAGCGTTCTAACCAACTGAACTAAAGAAACCATGTGTGTACACAAATGTGTACATTGTAATTAAATAACATGAAGTCTTGACTATCATTGCTCACTACACCTAAAACTTTTAAAATAACGACTCCTTAAAATATATATAGTGCTTTTACTGGCATGGTATAACCATACATTTGCAAGACGGGAATAAATTAAACGCCTTCCCCTTTTGGGCGTACTTCTTGTTATTTATTTTAAAAATGTTGATACTGACATTCCCTACTCGATAATCAGTGTTTAAGAATTGCGTATACATAGCAGTCCGAACCCTCAACATTTAATTCTTGTACAAAGATACGATAATAATTTAAACTACCAAATCTTTTTGCATTTTTTTTTAATCTAATAACGTATAATATTGACTTGGATACAACTTTGCAAATAAACTTATACCTAAACTAAATTTTTGGTTAAGTCCTAATGCTTCACAACCTTTGATAAAATCGTGTAACGCTACACCTCTTGCATCTAACTCACAACTTTGTCCAGAGTAAGGGTTGCTAATTGATATAGGTTTATCTGAGTTTCTATCCCACGCTAAATCGTTAATCAAATTTTGTTCTGCCGTTGTTAATTTTTCTTGTGCCATAATTAGTTTGTTTTAAATTCTATGCAAAGATAAACTTTTATTCCAATATACAAAACAAAAGTTTATCTTTTTTTAATTATTTCTTAATTCATCTGCAAATTCTTGTTCTTCTGTACTATACATTGAACTATGTTTTGGAAACCATTGTTGGCTTTCTTCGTGAAAGAAATAATCATCAACCAATAAATCATCAGACGTTTCTTCATCATACCCTAAATTGGCACAAATTTCTTCGTGAGTTTGCCCCCACTTATTTATAAAATCTTCCATATTATTCTTCTTCAAAATAATGTTCATCAGTACCATTGTGCCATACAGTATCTCCCTCTTCATTGAATATTTCAAGGGTACACAACCCATTGTTTTCTTCAACGTACACTTCTTCTTGCGTATCTAACATAAGTTCAGCACTCAATCCAAAATGGTCGCTTACATCAAGTCCTGTTTTAAGTTCTCCACTTTCTAACATCGCTTTCGCTTGTAACATTTGTTCTTCGCTTTCAAATACCATTCTATCCCAAATGGTTACTTTTGTATCTATATAAAACATATTACCAATTATTATCGTTAAACGCTACTTTTGTTTTAATCCAATCAAGTATTACATCGGTATAATAACTTGTAGTCAAGTCAAAAAGAAACCAATTAACTTTGCTTTCAGCATCGCTACTTGCTAAATTTACTTCTAACCTATTCCACTCTTTCGCTTTGCTTTGGTCGCTATTTTTGCTACTACCTTTTGAGTAATCCCATTCTTTAGCAATTACCTTGACTTGCGTTTTGGTTGTTTCAATGGTAATAACACCACCTTTACAATACTCTCCAATCTTAAATGTTTTTGTTGCCATAACTATTAGTTTTTAAATTCTGTACAAATATAAGGCGAACATTTCTAT